AGTTTGATCTGCTTTTCTTTGATTAAAGAATACTGCTTCTTTTAAAACACTTTTTGTATCATGTGGACCGTCAAAGTGTATCATTTCATATTTGTCTATCATTCTTTTATATTCATCATAGACAGGATAACCATTAGCAAAACTATTCATAAATTCTGAATCTTCTAGGTTTACAAGATGAAACTCTGGATAATCTTCAGCAAAATTTATTAATGTAGTTTTTCTCATTAAATTATCATAGTTAAATTTTCTGGCTAATACACTATCAGAAGCTGCATAGTCAATATTACCATATGGATCAACACCTAAATGAACAAGACTAGTTTTAGGATGATAATGTCTATATGCGTCTATAATAGTTTTACTTCCTAAACCTAGTCTAACACCGATCTCCATACTTTGTCCAATAGGATTTTTTAATCTTTGTACTGCGTCTGCTAATGAAGTATACTCTACACTATCACCAGTAAATTTTTCTCCTTCATTTACTTCTAGTGCATATTTTCCAGTTTTAGGATCAATACCTGGATATACTCTCTTAACATCTTTTGCAGTCTTATCAATAAATCTAGTATCTTTAACACCTTTGCCTTCAACCTCTGTTACATATGTTGCTGTATCGTGGCCTAAATCATTTACAACTGGTGTTTTTTCTTCAAACATATTACGATTGTCCATAATTTGTCCTACTTCAAATGTGCTGTTACCTGTGTGTCTACAACGTATTGTAGTATCTGCCCATATTTTAAAACCTTTTGCTCTTGCTTTTCTACAAAAGTCAACATCTTCGGATAATGTATTGTTATGATCAAGTGCTGAATGATATGTGTATTGAGGATAACCAACTTCTCTAAATACTTTTCCTTTAATAAGGGCACAACCCATACCACAACCAACTATTTCTAAAAACGGAGTATCTTTAACTTTTACAAAAGGAATACGTCTAGAGCCACCATTGTTAGCGGCTTCATAAATTTCTAATGAGTGTGTTCCTGGTATTCTTTGAATATAAAGACCTGATACAATATCTACATCATGTGCTAACATTTTAACTAGTGTATCTTTATCAAAAGATATATCACTGTCTACTGAAAACAAATAATCATAATGTTCTCCCCATTTAGCAATTAAATTTCTAATTTGATCTACTTGATAACCAAAGAAAAATTGAAATTCAACTTTGTATCCTTCTGGTACTGTAAGATCATATATTGCTTTGTATGTTTCTGGTTCTATATACTTGTTTGTTGGTATTGCTATTAATATTTTTTTCATTGGTTAATTATCCTATTCGCATTTTTTGTTTGTTCATCACCGTTAATTTTATAATCGTTTAAAGGATTTATATCATTATAATTATAGACTATATCTGATACAACTTTTACCTTGTCTGGATCGGCTTGTTCTATAAGTGAGTAAAATATAGAACCGTCTCCACCGGCTTTGTACCAGTTTTTGTTTTCATCTTGGAAATTACTATCGTCAATATCATTTAAAAGTCCTGCTTTAAATGTTCTCAAATGTGTGTATGGCATGTTCCAATTAAATTTGTATTTTCTATATTCTTTCTTTTGTTTTATTTCCTCTGGATAGTTTTGTGCTATCAAAGGTATTCTATCAACCATTGAGTAACAAGACCCATAGGTAAATTCTGTAGTACCGTCATAAAGATTATTGTAAAAGTGAAGTATCTCATTATCATTTATAAAAGAATCATCACCATCTAAAAACATAACAATGTCATCTTCTTTACAATATTTTCTTATAGACTCTATTTGATTTCTAACAGCGCCTTTATTTTCTTCATTACGAATCACTTTTATTTTATCACTTTCCCACCTTTTGGCAATGTTATAAGTGTTATCTGTAGAAGCGTCATCAATTACAATCATTTCATAGTTATCATAATCTTGTGAGACAACTGATTCAATACAGTTGTTAATATATCTTTCAGAGTTGTAAGTAGGAGATATTATAACTATCTTTTGTTCTACTTTTCTTGGTAAATAATTTTCTTCTATATTAGTAAATCTTCTACCAAAAACTTTTTTAACTCTAGAATTTATATGACATACTTTTCTATATTCTTCTTTTGATAAGTAATTTCCTAATTGTCTATATAGATGTTGTTTCCACTGTAAGGCTACAGAGTCCCAACCAACAACTCCTTTAATTTGATTACAAGCATATTGTTTTTGTTGGTGTAAATATCTATTATGGTGAGCCATTATTACGGTGTGGACAAATTTTTCTACTTGTCTTTCTTTAGGTATAAATGGAAATAAAGAGTTTGGTTCTATTGCATAGTCTATCATATAACAAGCTTCACTAACTGCTGTTTCTTCTAAAGCACCAAAACGTGTACCGATGATAGGTGTATTATATGCTATTGCCTCTAAAGATGATATACCAAATGTTTCAGGAAAAGCACCTGGAAATAATTTGTAACTTGCTCTTTCTAATATATCTGCTATTTCAGATTGTTTTATAACACCTGTAAATTCTATACCTAAATTTTTATTTTTAGGATCATTTGACATTTTAGTCCATTCTTTTCCTTGAGCGTCTAACTCTTGTCCTGGAAAAACATAAAAACCACCAATACATATTAGTTTAGCTTCAGGTATTTTTGCTTTTATTTTTGGCCATATATCGTTAACTAAAGGTGCCATACCTTTTGTGAAAGCTGCATTGAAAACATATAAGTGTGGATCTTTCTTTCTTATATCAACATCATTTTTATAAGTTACTATTCCGTTTCTAGTTTGAAAAAATTTGTGTTTTAATACTTCCATGTTTCTTCTTTTACCATGGTCACAATTCATTACATAAGTTGAATGAAAATCTGATAAAGTAAATACTTCATCTATATGTCCTTGTACTAAAAGGTCTTCTAATATAAGATCGCCGTTTGCAAATGTGTCATGCATCCAAACTGCTTTATGTCTAGCGTTAGCTGTGATTGCTGAATATCTTTGAGGATTATATCCTTCAAACTGTTTGTATAAGTTAGGTGTTATAAAAGGAATTATAGTTCTTAATGAAATTACAATATCAAATTTAAAATCACTTTTATAATCTAAAATAGTATTGTCAAAATACTGTACACCATCATAAGTGCCTTCTCTTGCGAGTTTTGAATCTTTATTACAGTTGTTGAAAATGGTTACTTTGAAACCTAACTTTGTTAGTTCTTTGGCCATCAAGATAGTCGCAGACTCGCTACCACCAAGGCCTCTTTTCTTTAATGTATCTCCGTCATACGGAAGACCAATTATATCTAAAAATGCAATAGAAATCATTTATTTAAATTACCAACTCACTACAGTTTATTTATAAATATACTATAACAGAATACTAAAAAAATGTCAATGCTTGGACATTAATATGAGGGAGATAAGTATCGCAATATGCCAGTTATTAAGAATGCCGGTGTTCGTGTCGGCCTAGGACGTATAGGTTACACAGGATCAGGAGGTCCAACAGGTTTTACAGGTTCCAAAGGGGCTGACGGAGCCGCTGGGTCACCAGGTGGTTATTCAGGTTCACAAGGTTTCACAGGATCAGTTGGTGCTCAAGGACCAGGTGGTGGTTACACTGGTTCAGTAGGTGCTGTAGGTTTTACAGGATCCTCAGGAGGTTTAGGGTACACAGGTTCATCTGGTACAGTTGGTTTCACTGGTTCAACAGGAGTAGGTTACACAGGATCAAAAGGTGCTGATGGTTCAGACGGATCAGATGGTGCTGTTGGTTTTACTGGTTCTACCGGAGCAGGATACACAGGATCAAAAGGTGACGCAGGTTCAACTGGCGCCACAGGTTTTTCAGGATCAAAAGGAGATACAGGTTCACAAGGTATACAAGGTGTAACAGGTTTTTCAGGATCAAAAGGTGACGCAGGCTCAGCTGGCGCCGTAGGTTTTTCAGGATCAAAAGGTGATCAAGGCGTAATAGGTTATTCAGGATCAAAAGGAGATACAGGAACAGCAGGTGCTGATGGTTCAGATGGCGCCGTAGGTTTTACAGGATCAATCGGTGTAGGTTACACTGGTTCAGCAGGTGCCACAGGTCCTCAAGGACCAGGTGGTGGTTATACTGGTTCAGTAGGTGCCGTAGGTTTTACAGGATCAGCAGGATCAGGAGGAGATTCTCCTTTTGTATTTACAACTTCAGGAGATTATAGAACACTTACAGGTTACAAAGAAAGTGGTGTAACAAGTACAGTTAGAACAGCAGAATTTTCAGGTGATCTTTTAAGATTAACTTTAGCAACTTTTACTCCTTCATTTTCAGCTTCAGGTAATCCTTCAAGTACTAATAATTGGGATGTACCAGCAACAGGATTTTCTGTATCTGTAGATAATCCTAGTGACGTTACAAACGATTATATAAGTTCAGTTTACTCTATCACTCAAACAAGTGGAAGTGTTAACGGTACTTTAAGTAATTATTCAGCAGGAAGTAAATCACAAACACCAGCAGGTGGTGTAGATTGGAATCAAACTTTTACTGTAGACAATACAAACTCATATATTAGACCAATATCAACTAGTCGTACTGGAGGTTCGGCTGGTGCAACAATTAAATTTAATCATAATGACGGCAGTGAATCAGAATATACAGAATCAAATACAAGTTTTTCTGTAAATTGGTCAACAGCGTCTATGAGTTTATCTAAAAATAATGTTAGCGGAAAAACATTTTTAAAATCTTATGCTAGTACATCGTACTCAACTAACGTAAGTGGTATATCAAATTCAAGTAACACTTCACATGCTTTAACAGCAAGTGGTGGTACTTTGAGTACAAATTCAGGAAGCGGATATGTGAGTGGGACATTTACATTTACATCACCTATACACAAAGACAATACAAGCGATACACGTACTGTCTCAAATACGTGTACGTTCACAAGACCTGTTGATGTAACAGGCACCTCATATACGACAGATCAGTCGTCAACAACAAGCAACGTATCTGCCTCATTTACGTATCCGTCTTTCTGGATCTGGACAACAGGAGTAGGAACACCTCCAGCAGTTGCCGATATAATAGATGATTCAACATCTACAGGTTTTGAATCGGCAGTTAATCAGTTGGCCAATCAAACAAGAACATTTTCAGTACAATCAGTTAATAATTCAGATTCAAATCCTAGAGCATTTTGGTTTGCTGTTAAAAATTCAGCGTCTCAACCTGGTACATTTAAAACAGGTGCAAGTGCAGGATTATTAAGTGATGTTAGTACAACAGATGGTGGAACAATTACACTAGTACCTGATTCACCATTGTCAGGACAAACAGGAGAAAGTTATCACATATACGGATTTACTTTACAACCAGGAACAACTTACGTGGAGATAGGAGCATAGTATGGCTACAAATTACGATGGTCTAACACGAAACGTCTGGCCAGGAACATGGAGTACCGGCACTAACTCGCCTATCGTTATAGATACGGAAGTTAGAGGTACACTTCAAAGTATTTCTGGTGATAGTGGAGATAGATTAACAGATATTCCAGGTGCAAGAATAACAGAGGGTATGTTAGTATATGTTAAAAATGGATATACTTCAGGTTCAACTACATACACAGCAGACAAATATTATACTTACAAACTTCAAGGTAGTGAAGTACGTAGTAGCGTTACAGGTGCAGTGCCAAATGCCGACGCCAACTGGTCATTATTCAGTGTTGGTGGTGGATCAGGTTATACAGGATCAGCCGGCGCTATAGGTTTTACAGGATCAGCAGGTGCTGTAGGTTTTACAGGATCAGCAGGCGCTATAGGATATTCAGGATCAAAAGGTGATCAAGGTACTATAGGTTTTTCAGGATCAAAAGGAGATACAGGAACAGCAGGTGCTGTAGGATTTTCAGGTTCAAAAGGAGATTTAGGATATTCAGGATCAAAAGGTGACGCAGGTTCAGCCGGCGCTGTAGGTTTTTCAGGATCAAAAGGAGATACCGGTACAGCAGGTGCTGATGGTTCAGATGGTGCTGTAGGTTTTTCAGGTTCAAAAGGAGATATAGGATATTCAGGATCAAAAGGTGATCAAGGTACTGTAGGTTTTTCAGGATCAAAAGGCGATCAAGGTATAATTGGTTATACAGGTTCAATAGGTTTTTCAGGATCAAAAGGTGATCAAGGTGTAATAGGTTATACAGGTTCAGAGGGAAATTTAGATGTAGCAGTTGCTTCAACTCCTCCAGGTTCAGCAGGTATTGGTGACGTTTGGATTGATGACGCAACAGGTATTCAATACTTCTACATGAACGATGGTAACAGTAATCAATGGGTAGAATTAAGTAACCAAGGTGTTGTAGGATTTACAGGTTCATCTGGTGCTAGCACATTATCTGCTCTTACAGACGTAACTATTAGTACACCACAAAAAGGCCATACTTTAGTTTATGATGGTTCAGGTTGGGTACAAACACAAACTCCAATTTCACAATTTGTTGTAACAGCCAATGGTTCAAGTGCATACAGATTTGATGGTGCAGGATTCCCTAGTACAAGTGGCGATAATCCTACTATCTACCTTAAAAAAGGTCAAACATATTACTTTAGAAATACAACTAGTGGACATCCATTTAGAATACAATCTACTACAGGTACAGGTGGAACAGTATATAATACAGGTGTTACTGATAATAACGCCTCGGGATCAACAGGTGTAGTTATATTTCATGTTCCTATGAGTGCTCCTGCGACATTGTACTATCAATGTTCATCGCATGGTTCTATGGTAGGAACAATTACTATAGTTTAATTAAAAACTATTGTATTATTAACAGATTTGAAGAAGAATTATATTATAAATAGATGTAGAAAAGAAACGAAATACTTTTCTTGCAAGAATTATACTATTGACGAAATTGAATTTTTTAATTAAAAAAAACAATAATAAATTAGGAGACAAACAAAATGGCAATTAACTTTCCAAATAGTCCCTCGTTAAACGACATATACACTCTCGGTACAAGACAGTGGAAATGGAACGGTAACGGTTGGGCACTACAGCCTCTTACAGCAGGTTTCACTGGATCAATCGGTTATACTGGTTCTAAAGGTGATATCGGGTATACAGGTTCTAAAGGGGATACTGGTTTAGGCTTCAACATTGCGAAGACATATACTAGTGTCGCTAACTTATCAGCGGATACAAGTCCATCAGGCATAGCTACTGGTGAATTTGCTATCATTGAAAATGGGTCATTAACAGACTCAGAAAACTCTAGATTATACCTATGGAACGGTTCAGCATACTCATTCGTATCTGACCTTTCAGGTACAATTGGTTTCACAGGTTCTAAAGGGGACACTGGTTTCACTGGTTCAAAAGGTGATATTGGTTTCACAGGATCTAAAGGTGATATTGGTTTCACTGGATCAAAAGGTTTCACAGGATCAAAAGGTGACATTGGTTACACTGGATCTAAAGGGGACATTGGTTTCACAGGATCTAAAGGTTTCACAGGATCAAAAGGTGATACAGGTTTCACAGGATCAAAAGGTGACATTGGTTACACTGGATCTGAAGGTAATCTTGATATTACAACATCAGCTTCTCCGCCAACTTCAGGCGTAGGCGAAGGCGATATCTGGGTAGATAACGCAACTGGTGTTCAATACTTTTACTACAATGACGGTAATTCAGTACAATGGGTAGAGCTTTCTAACCAAGGTGTTGTTGGATTTACAGGATCAAAAGGTGACCAAGTAGACACTGTTGATTCAAGTAACTTCAGCTCAGCTGTAACTTTACTAATCAAAAATAGTTCAGGTACTACATTAAAAACAATCATAGGTAACGCTTCATAGTAAGCAGAGCAAATAAGGAGAAATAAATAATGGCAACAAGAAACCCGCTAATATACAACGGTAGTGATCTTATTGAAATGACTTCAGCTCAGGTTGACGCAGTGGTAGATAATATTGTTTATCAATATTCTCTATCGCCGTCAGTTACGTTATCAGTAGTAGGTTCAAGTGGCTCTTTAGGAGCAATTTCTGATACTAGATTAAAAGCAGGTACTGTTTCTAACAGTTCATCTTCTTTTCCAGGATCAGGTACAACACAGAACCCTCAAACTGTAACGACAAACTATGACAAAGTTAGTCAGACAGTTGCTTCGGTTACACCGACAGCTGACACAGGTACAACATGGCCGGTATACTACACAAGTGGTGGTGAAGTTCATGCTATGCCTTTAGCAGATATTAAGGACACGTTCTTACATCCTGCTATTGACTTACTTACAGCGAGTACAACTACAACGCAACAAGGTGGTACATATTTTATATCATCTTCAGCGTCTGTTAGTGGTGCTACTGAAGTTAGTGGTTCAAACACACCAATATTCGTAGACACAAGAGCCAACACTGGCGCTTATGCTGCTGGATCAATTGGTGACCACTCATTGGATAACCCAACTACGATTACTAGTTACTATTTACAAAGAGTAAATGGTGCTACGTCATCTTACGAAAGTCTAATGAATATAGACGGCTCAAATCACTTACAACAATCTGGTTCAGCTTTTGATACTTTGTGTCAAGAGTGGATTAGAGCGACTGCAAGTGCTTCAACAGACGGATATACTATTAGATATAACTTTAATGGTTCTGGTACAACTAGAGGCTCAGGTATGGCTAACACTATACTTGATGGTTCTAATTACCAAACTAGACAAGTTGGTGATGACTACAGAGCGCAAGAGTTTCCAGCAGGTTCGGTAACGACAGCTGCAACTCACACGCTAAAGATTGTTAAAGCATAATAATCTATAGTAATCAAAGAAAAAGATTAACCCCCGAAGCTTAGGTTTCGGGGGTTTTTTATTGGAAAATAGCTGTCCTAAAGTCAGTATAAATATTATAAATATGTGGAACGAGAAACTTAAAAGGATAGAATTTAAATGCCAACGATAAACTTTCCGTCAGGACCGTCTACTAATGATACGTATAATTTAGGTTTACGTACATGGAAATGGAATGGCGAGGCATGGGCTTTACAACCATTAACAGGTGGATTTACAGGATCACAAGGTGTTATAGGTTATACTGGTTCAATAGGTGTTGGTTATACTGGTTCTGCCGGTACTGCTGATGGAGGTACATCGTTAACACTTACCAATACATCAACAGATGATACTTTTCTAGCAACAACTACTGAAGATTCAAGTTCAGCTGGTCCTGTTATAACATTAAAAAGAAACAGCTCAAGTCCTGATGACGGAGATTATCTAGGACAAATAAAATTCAAAGGCGAAAATGACGCCGATCAAGAAATAATATATGCTAAAATTA